CAGCTGACCAATGTAGATAGATCTTATCAATATTACCTCTAGCCCTTGCTGCTAACTGCCGTAGCTCATCTAAAGTGATTCTTTTTGTCACCATTATTCTCTGCCTCCTTTTCAAATGGATCAGGCACTCCATTCTCGTTTTTGTCTACTAAACTCGTAGCTATAAAAGTCACAAATGCAACCATAGCCGGACCTGTGATCTCTCTTATCAGCGCCAGCAGGTCAGACATAACAATCTTATCCAACCACAACCACATATACATCCACGCAGCGTAATAGGTCAGTATAAGTAAAACGACTGCAATAAAATAGCCTACAATGACAGCCATTATTTTTGGCGACATTGAGGCTACTTTGTTTCTGGCACTCACTATTAAGTTTTTTATTTTCTCAAACATAAATATCACTTATCCCTTGGATCATTCACTTTATAACTACACCATAAACAGCTACCGCTAATGTCGCCAACCAAGCCAGTAAACTTACGTTTCCGCGGATGCAACCGCTTTGACATTCTAAGTTTGTTATACGCTCCTCGTGATCGGCAATTGTTTTTTCTTGTTGATCACATTGTTTATTTTTCGCCTCACCCAAGACAACGAGCCTAGTTATCTCCTGACCCATTTGATCTAACCGTTCAAAAATTCTTCTAGTATCTCCTTCTGCCATATCAACGCACCGCCTAATTTAATATAATAGCGTCCAAATCCTCTTTGCTTAATGCTGCGGCTACCTCTGCCTGCTTACTCCAACCTTGTTGTTTGCAAGCGCCCACGTGGGACGATAAGTCAGCACACCATGTATATACCTGCGAAGCGTTAAGATACTGTATTGTTTTAACAGTTTCACCATCTTTATACCCCCGTACCGGACAGCCGTCAGGATATTCATTTTTAAAGCGTTCAGTGCTTACGTTCAGCGCAATCCCCTGCATCGTAAGCTGCGTGTCCTTATCGCTATCATATCTTACTATCTCACCAGTGCATTCAGATATAAAACCGCCTGTGATTTTACTTTCAGTCCAAACGTCTACCTCTGACAGCTTGATAGCTTTAAGTTCTTCCAATGTAGGCTCAGGCGATTCATATTTGCTGTAGCTACCATCAGAATTATGTATATACTCATGTCCATCAATATTACCAATTAGAAGTTGATAATCTTCCTCTGTAATTAATACAAACCCTTTTTCAAGCAGTTCTGTAACTTGTTCCTGTGTTTTTTCTTCGGCGACGTAAGTATCACTGCGTCTGCCATTTTCGTCAAATTTTATTAAATAGGTCATACTTTTATTTCTCCTTATAGAAAATTCCACTGGATTTACCATCCAGTGGTGGGTAGGCAATACTAATGCTACATATAGAAGTATTAATTTCCCCAGAAGCTTTTCAACTTTGTATTATGCGAATGTTATAGCAACCAGCAACTGCGAAACATTTGTTACAAGTGTTAGTAATACCAGTATTAGTTTTACCCTATGTAATGGTTACAATGATGATCGCTGGAGTGGTTCACAGCCTTGTAGACTTTATGCTTGTGGCTTGACTTAACTTATACCAAACGCTACATATCTTTGTCCTTGTCCGGGCGACCCAATGGTAAAACCATTGTTAGAGATAGCTGTTACAGTTACTTGGTTCTTATATAATTGTTCACCTTTATTGTTATTAGTTTGCATTACAACCTGAAACGCTGTTGTAAAAGTACGGGGGAATGTAGTTTGATCGCCCCACTGGATGGTAAATCCAGTGGAATTTTCTCGCGCCCAACCTGCCGACCCTTCTGAAACAGTCCAACCGGAACCAATACTTGCATCACAAGCTGTTATAGTGCCAGCTTTTAAGTACACCGGCGTGGTGCTGTCACCTACAGTACTGTTACTCGCAGTTGCCGTACCAGCATTAAGATAAATTGCCCTTACGCCACTGCCTACCGTGCTGCTCCCGAGTTTTGTTGCTGTAGTTGCGGTAGTCGCATTAGCTACGTTGTTAATAGTAATAGTACTCGTTGTTCCATCGTTCTTTGTTATAGTAATCGTTGCATTAGAATTACTCAGTCCTGACAGTGATGCGTTAATTGCAGCTCTTATTTTTTCAACTGTTACTATTCCTTCAAGTCCCATTTTTCCTCACCTCAAATCGTCAGAACAAAGCCGGCAAACTTCTCCGTACTTTGGATTATGATATTACTGCCACTTTCAACTACGTCTACCATAACACTCTCGTAGGTACTGCCATTAGTACGATACATACCAAGGAAGTGTTTTCCTGAAGCTGCCAAGGTAAATGGATAGTAGCCGTTTGATAATGTTCCCCAGTTGGCGCTACTTGCTGTAAATTCAGTTTTGGTTACTGTAGTAGCAGAAGTAGGCGGAGTATACCCTAATGCCGCCACAACATTAGCTTTAGTAATACTGATTGTCCCGCTGCTGTTAGTGATATTTGAACCAGTTTTTACGCCGCCTAGAACACTAGCAGATGCAGTAGGCAGTGTATATACAGTATCCGTAAATACAGCATTAGCCGGTACTGTTTTGTTAAGTTCATAAGTACAAGCTTTAGGAACACCACCATCAAAATATACAGGCTGTGTTGTACTGCCGGCAGAAGTTGTTAGTTTAGCGGCAGCAGCTGCAGTTTCAGTTTTACCGAGTTTACCTGCTATAGCTTCATTCATAGCTGCCGCACCCGTTTTATCTTCTGCAATGTAATCGGCAATTTCTTTTAACGTATCGTAAGTATCAGGCGCTCCGTCAATCAGCTCATCTTTTACTGCCGACTTTGCAGCCTCAATAGCACTGTTCATATCAGCAGTCTTTGCATAACTCGCAGCTGCTACACCACCTAATTTACTACTATCAGCTGCAGTTTCGGTCTTACCGAGCTTGCCGGTATCCAACGCTTCAAAATTAGCATTGATCTTAGCGTCCCTCTCTGCTAAAGTTCCAGTAACAATTTTTTCTACACTCATTCTAAGTAACCTCCATCTAATATTATTTTCCCTGTGAACGCTTTGCTCACATTTATAACAACGTTACCGTTATTATCTACTCCGGCATTAGCATAGTAAGGATAACTAACGCCATCAATTATTTGTGTTAAGCTGACAATGACCGGACTGTTTCCTGCCTGGTGTTCCTCAGCGGATATGGTTAGTACGAAATCACTGCCAACCTCTGCAAAATCTTCCTCCGTAAAGTTTTTGACATAGACCTTATCACCAGTCTTTTTTGTCAGCGACGCCAGTATAACGATGCCTGCAAACCTTTCAGGCACTTCGATAATCACATTTTCAGCGTCCATATAAACGCCGGTCAGTACCATTTCATACTGAGGCTTCTTGACTTCCTTGTAAACGCCTATAAGCCTGCTGTTACCCATTGCCATTGTAAGAAGCCACATGCCGTTGCTTTCAGTCCATCTGTCATCTGTCGCAGTAAACTCTTTTGTTATAGTTCCGCTCTCGAACCGTAGTAAAATATCTTCTGCACGGTCAGCAGCATCTTCTGCTTTCTCTGCATCTTTTTTTGCAGATTCTGCACTTTCTGCTGCTGACGTTTCAGACTTCTTTGCAGATTCTGCACTCGCCTGTGCCTGCTCCATAGCAAATTTAGGATTAGGCCCAGCAATAAGTTTTTTACCGGTTTCATCCCAATAAAAACTCTCATTTGGCATTGGTTGTGGCAGAACTGTAGAAATATCTTTAGGTGCTGAATCTGATAAACGAATTGCTCTCGTTACACCGTCCCACAGTTGTTGGCAAATTATCGTTAGTTTATCCAATGCCGCTTCGATAACATTAAATGGCCAATGAGTATCCAACTGAGATTCCTGTGTTATAGGAACCTCACGATATAAAACAAGCTGCCACCCTTCAGGTAATATTGGTGGTCGTTCTGCCTCTGGTGGTTCTGCTCCCGGAGAATAGCCAGGATAAAACACTACTGACTTCTCCATATCAACGAAATAATCTTTGGTTAAAACAGTTTCTTTTAAATCAGGATCAACAAGTACTACATTAATATCGGTCTTTTCCAATATCTTAAAAGAATATCCAAACTCTGTAGCAACTCCATTCCCATTGTATGTAATCCTATTTTCACTGCTGCCTATCAAAGTTTTCCCTCCTTCCAAATAAAAAAGCGCCTACCGAAGTAAGCGCTTTCTATTAAGTTCTAACTAACTTTATGATACTATTTTAACTCATTTTTATAGTGGTTTTGTCGGATACATTTTTAAATTTTTTAACACCGCCTCTGCTCTCAAATCCAATAACCTTACATTACTATTTTAACTCTTGTTAAAGGGTATTTTGTCGGAAACTTTTTAAAAATTTTTTCTTAATCTAAAGTAAGGTTAAATAACTAAACTAAATTGACAAACTATTATAATTTTAGTAGTATAATAATAGATAAAAACAACAACAGTTATATAATAGTATAGAGGTGATATATATGTGGACTGGAACATGTGGATTGTTAGAAGGTAAAAAAAATGTACTTTTACCTGAGTTTAACTCATTCCAAAATACAAATAATAATAAAACCGAAGATACTAATTGCAAAAACAATGATAATAAAGAAAAAAAATAAAGAGCGGATTTCCGCTCTTTATTTTTTTAACAATTATTATCTCTTCTATACTTTTTCTCTTGATTATACCACTTATTATAAAGTTTTATAATTTCTGTATAATATTTTCTTGCTGGATCATCATTTTTATAGGCGTTTTGTCGGAAACTTTTTATTTTTCTCGTCCATCTGAAATAAAATATTCAAAATACTATCTTCTTGAATGCCTAGCCTCTCTAATTTGAGTTCTACTTGACCTTGCTTTTTAGAGTAAAGCCTTATTGCATTAGCAAGCTCTGAAACGGCAGCGTTATTACATAAACAATCCAACCCATCAAGCAAATCATCTAACCAATCATTATAAATATTCCATTCTTCAAGATAGTCTTTTACATCATTCGACGAACATTCCATTTTATGATCACTGCTTTCATTTATATATTTTGCTTCAAACTCATTTCGATTCATATTTTTTACCACGTGTATAAATCTGGCGACAGCTTCTACTTTATCGTCAGGGCACGACGATCTATTTCCGTTCATGGTATATCCTCCTTGATATACCAGCCGAAAACTGCTATACTATTGTTATCAGCTTCGGCTGGTGCTTGAAACACTCGCTATACTTTCCACGGTGCGGCGGGTGTTTCTTATTTTATATTACGCTCCTACTTTTTTATTATCAATAATACTTTGTATTACTGGAATTACCTTCCTATAATATCTAAACGATTCTACCTGTTTTTGACAATGGCGTGATTTGTCATAAAAATATTTACCATATTCCGCAGTTTTTAAATTATGCTGGTTAGCAATTCTGCCAACCATATTACCGCTAATACCCAATTCTTTGCCAACCTCATCTGCAGATAGAGTGTTTTCATTTATAGCCTGCATCGGCAATAATGGTACACCACTTAAGGCCTCTGCCGCTTTCTGTTGGCAGATATGCTTGTACTCGCTAATATCTGTCATCTGAGCTACTTTAAGAAAAGTTGATGCTACTCTTGCCCTACTGTTATTTAAGCGGGCTTCTACTTCTCTAGCTTTGATATCCTGATTTGCAGAATACGATCCAGTTTTGCGAATCGCAGGAAGTATTTCGCTTGTTACCCAGCGTTTGAATTTCTTTGCGGCAGGTAGCTTACTATATAGAATCAATGAGTATAATCCGCTTTCGTTAATAAGTGTCTGCTCTCTCGCTTGACCTGCGGTACGGATTTGGTACTTTAGCCTATCTTCTTCATCAACATGGACGTTAATATCACGGCTGCCATTTTTATACCCCAAAATATCAGCAACATCTTTGCCTACAAACCACGGCTCATTATTTTTTTCAATTATTCTAACTTTACCAAAAGCTTCGTTTTCAAAAATCTTCAGTTCGTTTTTCATAAAAATACATCCTTTCAATTTTAATTTGAAAGAATGTTCAATATATGATAAACTGTTAAAAGAATGATGTTTATCTTGAACATTCTTTCAGTGTGAAACTACCATTGTTCCGCCAAGAACTATTTGATGGTAGTTTCTTTTTTTGTTTCATCAAGCAAGTTAGGATACTTATTTAACAAATCATCATATACTAACCCCTTGACATAGCCAGCAATACTAATTCCAACTTTTGTGCAGTGGTATCTAAGTACTGCTCCAAGATCATCTTTAAAATCAATTGTTGGCCTCATTTTCAATCCTCCTTTCTCGTTTCATCGCTTTAATTTTAACGTAATTCGTTAGTTATGTCAATATACGTCTTTATGTTCTTTGAGAAAAATATTGTGTATTATAATTATTATTGTTATAATTGCGTCAGGTGGTGATTAATATGTCTTTCAGTGAAAATTTAAAGAAACTCCGTGAAGCCAAGGGTATGACCCAAAAAGATTTGGCTACAAAGTTAGGAGTATCCTCGAGAATTGTTAGTTACTACGAAACTGGAAAAAGTATTCCTAGCGATCCAGAATTATTAAAAAAGCTTGTAGAATTATTTAATGTAACTTTAGATTATCTGCTTTTAGATACTCAATCAAAGTCTGACTCTAAAGTCTATAAATTAGTAGAAAAATTGATATACGATACACAGAACTCTTTGGTTCACTGGGATATCTTCCCCAAAGTTGAAAGTGTTCCATTCATAAAAAAGATACCTGAAGACTTAAAAGAAGAAATAATGGTCTTGGATGACAATGGAGATCCAGTTTCCTTAGATAAAAACAAACATTTTAATTCAACACATCCAATCATGAATGATTTTATTTTGAACTTTTTCCCTCAATTTAATGATTATGATTTTTTGGAACATGAATCATATTTTGCTGAAATTGACCCTATTTCACAGAATGGTTATTTGCTTTTCAAATTTTTCAGAGATAGTGAAGTAGTAATCGGACTTTTTGCTTATATTTCAGGTCGGTTTAAATTCATTACAGATTCAAAAAAACATTCTATTATTGATGATTTATATATAATAGTGGACAATCAAGATAATGACTTGAATAAGTTCATAGAGGAATACCTTAATAAACCTTAACTTTAAAACAGCCCGTAGGCTGTTTTATTTTTTATTATGAACATGTTATAATTGTGGAAATATTAAGCTACGAATGATTGCTTTTACAAAACGCTAAAAATTCATACTATATATTAATTTATCAAAAATGCACGAATTAAAATCATTTGTAAAAATTGACGTCTATGCATGAATACGTATTATATTAAAGAAGGACAATATATGACATATTTTAATTTTATTTACACAACTATAAGCAATATAATCGTTTTATTCTTTACAATTGTTTTCATTATGATTGCATATGCAGTTGTATTTTGGTTACCCACAGATTCAGTACCAAACAAAATAAAATCAATTGTACATTCAAAGTTCTTTTATTCCACAAGTTTGATTATTTTTTTATTATTTTTGTTCCCTTATAAAAATTTTGATGGTACCTTTTCAAAAATAATAGTTGGATATATGTTTAATGCTCTTTTTATTATTGAACTAATATATCAATTAGCATTAACGATGGCAGTTATATCAATACCTACATTTTTTTTCTTTCATCTCTTTTCAAAATACTTAATTCGCAATATTAATTCCCCTTTAATAGAGGAAACGATGCGCTTAGTTAAAGTCATCTCCTTGATATTAATTTTCATATATTTATTATTAATGAGACCATCTCACTTTTCTTCATTTCCACATTAAAATAAACTAACTAGTAACTGCAGCAGCAAATACTTTTAAACCGCCCCAGAATTGGGGCGGTTATTTTTATTCTTTTAAACTATACTTCTCATTTGCCATGGTAGCAATCCTTATAATATCCTGTTGATACTTATCCATCTGTGTACGTTTTTCCTGTGCAGACAACTTAGGATTATTAAGTATTGTCTTCCGCTTCTTATTAAGCGCACGCACTTTTTTCATTGCATTTTTTAAATTATTCCAGTTTTTAGCATTTTTACCTAACTTACCATAAGCGTTAAACTCTTTACTGGTATCATTATAAAGCTGGTAAAAATCCTCTATATTCTGGCTTCGCTTACCCGGCGTATACCCAAAACGACCAATCACAGGCTGTTCATTCATATATTTAGCAGGCAACTCATTTTCACGCCCCAAAGCATAATCGCCGATCATAGCATTTAAAGTAACTGCCCCAGTAGCACCTACATTCTGAATCAAGTTATCAATTTTCTTCGGAGAAACATTCAGTGCCTGACCAAGTTTTATTGCAGTCATGCTTGTATAAATATCATATTGTTCTCTATCTGGTAGATTCTGCAAACTTACAGGTACAACATTCTTTTCTGTAAAGAAATTATAAGATGACTGCCATTCTAAAAACGGTTTCATAAAAGCAGGAACATAATCAGGCAGCATTGTATCAAGAGTATTAGAAGCCCATTTATTCATTGCATCTGGATTATCATCAAGTAGTTTACTAAGTCCTCTTTTTAATCCGCCAGATAAAAATGCAACTTCCTGCGGTAATGGAGTTTTTACTATTTCATCACCAACTCTGGCAATAAAATAATTGTCCCTAATATCCTGCGGAACATCTTGATACCAGTCCTCATCATGAAACGCCAACCATTCAAATAAAGCAGGTAATATTATTGCTGTCCCTACTCTGGCACCTAAACGCACAGGGTGAGCCTTAACCTCTCTAATGAGCCTGTCAGTACCCTGAATAGCCGCATTAAAGAACGGAACATATCTATTATATTTTCTCGCTAAACTCCCGCCTCTGCTAAAGTCTGTAGTTATTTCTTTCGCTTCCAATCCAACTTCCTGAATACTTTTTCCTTTTCTGCGTCCTGCAGCAAATTCACCTAATCTGGCAGCTTCTTCAAGAGATTGGTTTAGCTTTTGAAAAGCTTTATAAACCATTGTGCCTTGCTTTATACCAGGAGTTTCTTGCAGCTTCTGCCATTTTAAGCTTGCTCTATCTGTAGAAATACGTGTCGTCATCGGTACACCAGCCGCTTCAAACTCTCTATACAGGCTGCTTTTTTTATGATAATTACTTCGCAATGCTTCCCAAAGTCCATACATCGTATTGCCAATTGGTTCAATAACAGGAATCGTTGTATTATTAGAATATAAAACAGAAGTCAAAGTATCTCTGGCAAGGTTAAAAATACCAAAAGCCGGTGTTCCAGTTGCACCAGCACGCATAACTTCGGCTGGTGTCATAAATACTTTTTCAACAATATTAAATGTTGGCAAACTTAAATTAACCATTGCATCATATAGTTCTGGTGCCGTTTGATATGATTTCTTTTCGCCGTTTTCCCATACAGTAAACACAAAATTCTCTGGTGATCCTTTACCTTCTAAATCTGGCCTTTCTTCTAAGTAACGTCCAATCCCTTCTACATCCTTTAGTCTTGATAATGCCAGTCCTACTTTATTTCGTTCGGCAGCATCTATAGACTTCTGTGTATAGGCAATTAAACTGTCTAATGGGTCAATGACATTCCATTCTCCACCATATTCAACTAAATCTTTTATTGGATTTGCGACATTGGCAAGTCCATTCTTTGGTTTGTAACCTGGAATATTTTTTGCATCCTCAAGTGTTCTATCTCTATACATAGGAACATAATTCTTGTATTTATCAGATAAAATTTTATGTTGTTTTTCACTTATAATATCAGCATCTTCCAATATAGATAAAACATTATCAAAATGCTGATAAACCTTCTCTGATGCAGCGGCAAATTCCTTCGGAGCATTTTCTACAATACTTACTGCAACATTCTTCTCCATAGGTCCATTATATTCTTTATGAATATTTTGTAATTCAAGTTGCCGTTTAGCAGCTAAATATGTAGAAAATGCCTGCCTGTTATCCTTATAACCATTACTGCGCAGGTAATCCTTAGGAAACCGCACACTATCCACATCTTTTAAAATATCCTGCAATGTAACAGCATACTTTAATTTATTATTGTAGACTTTATTTAAAGCCTCAATAACATCTGCAGGTCTGCCCTTATCATCTAAAAGCATTGTAGCCCTTGCTTTTGAGCTGCTTGCAGCACTTCTTGCGAGCAAATAAGGGTTATCTTCATATGATAACTCTTTCCCAGTTTTTTCAACAACAGCTTCAACAAATTTATTTATAGGGTCTTTGTCATCAACTGCATATTTATATGCCTCTGCAAAAACATCTTCTGCTTTTTGAGCCATATTTTTTAAGTTTAAATCATCCTCAAAAGATATGGATGCTCTTGCCCTTGCTTGATCGCTTTGCAGAGAATAACGATGCATTACATCAGCAAGCCTGTCAAACTTTTTAGCCAAATCTTTATTATTCGGGTTACCTAATGCTTGAATAAAATTTTTATAATACTTAGGGAAATTCCGTTCTGCCATTTCCGGATCAGCAAATATTTGCCGTGTAAATTCAGCAATACCCTCTGCACGTTTTTCGGCATTAGTATATTCTCTAAATATACTGTTATCACCCCATACTTTTTCTGCTCCAGCTATAAGTTCCGCATCACTGCCCTTAACTCCTAATTTTTTATCTAAAAAATGACCTATTTCATGTGAGTATGTGGCATAATCAGCAAAAGTCCTGCTCCTGACAACTTCTGGCCCAACTTTAAACAACCCTTTATATTTTTTATCAACGCCTCCGACACGAACTGGAACGATTGCATTAAAAGCAGCTTCAACCTCTTTTCTAGTAACCGGTTTAATTTCTCCCCATGTTTTTGTTTTTCCAGATCGACCGAAAGTAGCGTCTTCTCCAGCTGACTTATTCCCTAAAGAATATTGTTCTGTCTTTCTATTTTTCAGGTTGACAAAATCCTTCTCAGTAGGTATATTTAAAGTAAGAGAACTGTCGACTGCTCTTTCCAACATTGGGTATTCGTCCCTTGCGGATTTGAGCCACTCGGCAGTTTTTTCTTTGTTTATATACCGCAATCTGCCAGCTAATACATTATCTTCATACCATTTAGTAGCCTGTTGCTTAGTAACTTTATCCTCCTTACCAAAAGCACTAAGCATTTCATTGATTTCGTATCCTTTTTTATTATTTCTCTGTTTTAATTCAAATGGAGTTACGATCGTTGTACCATTTTCATCCTTTAAATCTAATACTGCAATTATTCTCTTTTCGCCTTTTTTGCCGCTATACTCAGCATCAAAAATCATAATTGGATCAGTTAAGGCTCGTGGTATTTGTTTAACAATCTCTGGAGTCATACCTTCACCATTAGCAACATTATGTTTGCCTATGGTTATTTTTTTTAAGTTTTTAGGACTGATTTCAATAGGTAATATTTCAGCACCAGCCAGTTCTAAAGCTAATGGAGTAGACATAACAGGGACAGCACTGTCGCCTTTATATGTATTTTGAACAATAGCATCAACATTTTTTGCAAAGTTTTGCTCATCAATAGCTAATTTTACCTCTGGCAGACTTTGATTTTCGCTTAACATACCTTGGACTTTACGAGTATCCTTTAACGGCTCTACAGTAACCTCTTGCATTTTAAATTCAGGTAGATTTTCTTTACTATTGTCATATATATTATGCAAAATTTTTGATGCAGTATATGCCGTTCTTCTTTCGGTTTCCCCTAACAAAGAGGACATTGCTATCCTGTAATTAGGAACGCTATCTTTTACAGCGTGTTTCCCAGCTTTGAATCCCAGCACATCAGGTGCTAAACTGGCTACTATATCAACTGCAAAGGCTCCTGGACGTTCTCTTGCATATTTCGTTGCTCCTTCCTGTGTTGCCACTTGATAAGCACCTGCACCGGGTAAAAATTCAATTGCAGTATCAAGTACGCCTTTAGCACCGTTTTTATTTATATTGGTTTGTAAACTGGACAAAACAAAAGGAGAAAGTACAGGTGCGGCAAAACTACTTGGGGCTAACAGTGCTGTAGCCATTGCAGCAGGCGCTATAGTTTCTTCCGCGAAATTGCCTGTAGCCTTCTTATATAGCTCCCCTGCTTTCTCCTGTTCTTTTGTTTGTGTAGGTACTGGCGCATTTGTATATCCTTCTTGCATAGGTGTACCAGTCAAAGCAAGTGGATTAGCTGCAGCAAGCCGATTAGCTTGCCTACCGACCTCTTGTGCGCCTTGTACAGCTCCTGCAGCAAAATTTTCTATTGCCTCTCCTATCCGAGTTCCTGCGTCCGCAAAAAATTTACCTCTTTCTTCTGCAGTTACAGCTTCCATTTGTTCTTCTAATGACGGTTCAACTTCACCCTGGCTATTTAAATAATTCTCAGTTACACGTTCCGCAGCTCTTTGAAAGAATCCTTTATTTTCAAGAACCGGTTTATTTGCAAACTTTGCCAGCATTTTTTCTCTCGCTGTCGACATTATTTCACACCGCCTTCAATTTTACCTAATTTATCCCACATAATAGTGTCAAGAATATATTGTTCATCAAAGCCATTTTCTTTAGCTATGTCCTGCACATATTCCGTTATTTCGTTTTTAGAAGCACCTCGTTCTGCCATATATTCAATATCTGAAAGCATTTGTTCGTACTCTTGGTTATTGCTATAGTCCTGTTTATAATCTCTGGTCTGATAGTTATGATTAGCCCAAGCATAATAATCATTCAAATTCTTAGCAGCTTTATTATACATTCTTTGCTGAGCAGGAGTTATTTCATCAGCACTATCCATAGAACGCCTATTATATTCTTCCATCAATTTTAAATCATTATTATAATAACCTTTATTTACATACTCCCACATTGCTTTATCAGCAGTAGACATATAACTTGACGGATCTCTGGCTTCACGTTGAGCTTTTATCAACGATATTTTTTCTTTGTTACTTAAATTAGAATCATTGATAAGCCTTACAGCATCTTCTTCTGTTGGAGCCGTATTTATTTTCAAAGCCAAATCTTCCTTATATTTTGCAATCTCCTGTTTTTTTGCATTATTTATATCTGACGCCCGAGCCTTTGCCAATTGTTTTATTTGCTTATACATCTGTGGATTGAACGGAGTGGAGATCTCACTATTAGGTCTAAGATTGTTTTTGTATTCTCCTAAATGCAAATGATCTCCGCTGCCGGCATTATGATAAATAACTTCACTAAAATACGGTTCAAATACTTTCTTTAAACGTTCTTTTTGCGCTTCGTTGATATTACCTAAATAAATATCAACAGCATTTCCGGAAATATGGTTACTATTGGAAACGCCACCAGCTTTGGCATTCCTTTCTTCATCCCTGTACCCGCTGGTAATCTCTGCAACATTGCCAAATCCCATTTGATTTAAAACTCCGCCAATCAAATCCAATGCACCTTTTAATTTTGGGTTAAGGTTCTCCAAATCAGGATTATCACCAGAGCTTATTGGTATAGAATAAGGAACAATTCCCTCTGAAATATCATTTTCAGGCCCAAAATCACGCTCAATCATTTTATTAAGAGCCTCATCATCTACATATCCATCTGCTCCAATACATTTATTTACTATATTATAGGCAGTTTCATAATATGCATTTTCAATTCTGAGCTTAGCAAGACTATTAGTTAACTCTGAATATACATTAGGCTCCATTATATTTTTATAGGTTCTCAATAAAGTATCTGCACTATTATAGTTTTCTTTACTTATTGCATCACCTATTGCAACTTTTAATCCATCTGTAACTGCATTGATTTTTGCCCTCATCATAGTTTCATCGTCCCAGCCTTTTTGTTCACCGCGCATTTGCACTAAGGTACTGGTATCTTTTATAATTTTATCCATAGCCTCTAAATCATTATAGTTAATGAGCATATTGCTAATATTATTATTAGCTGCCGTGTTAAACCTATTATCATCTGCTATTTCTCTCTGGTTCCGCTCATGAGACGCTGCCGAACGAAGATAATTAAAAGCATTAGGATTAAATTTTTGTCTAAGCATTTGAGCGCGCCTTTGGTTACCTAATTTAGAAGCATACTTATCAAAAGTTTTGTTTATAAAATCTTCTGATTCTTTAAGGCTTCCTTCTGCGTTTATGCCTTGGCGACCAAGAATACCATTCTCTCCATTGAAGAAATTTATCAATTCCATATTCATGGCATTAGACGCATCTAAAACAGCAGCTATATCATCAGCCTGCATTTGCTGAAGGACTACTTCATTCACCGCACCCAATCCTCTACCAATGGCCTCATATCCAGCGCCATTGCCGCCGTAACTGTTTAAATCGCCCGGGCGCTGTACTTGTCCCTGTATTGTATTAGGATTGACCTGTGGATCATATTGACTGAATTTCATAGGTTTAGACCTCCTTTTTAGGTATAGAAAAAGCGCTTTAACAAATTGTTAAGCGCTTAAAGGTATGTTATAATGTTGTCCGAGATAGTCAGTGTGTTGGCTTCCCTTACGGGGGGTGATAGCTATTGTCAACTTATGAAGCGTTGTCTTTGATGATTGCTTTTAGTACATTAATAGCTATTGTCATTTTAGGCTGTAAATAGCCATGAAATAAGCCGCTAACACCAGTGGCGCGCGGCTTCCTTTCACGTTTTACGATTATGAGGGAGAGCCAGCGTGCGACCACTGACTATCTCTTTTCGTTTATTATATAATACATTTCGTACCAATGCAAGTTTAGAAGTAAGGATATTTTGATTTACCAAGTGGCGCTATGCCTGAATATGGACTTGTGTAATTATTTTGATAAGGCGACTGATAAACAAAACCTCCGTTGGATGAACCACCTGTTTTCCCGCTGCCGCCGTAATTTTTATATGCGCCAAAAATACCAGCAGCAGTACCCAAGATAGTGCCTATATTCTGCTGCTTGGCCTGTTGTTTCACGTTATAAGCAGAAGCTCTTGCAGCGTTAGCCTGGTTCTTGTAATTCACTACGCCAAGATAGTTACTCCATTGGTCGTTGCGCTGATTACTCAAAAGCTGGTTACTGTCTTTTCTATAAGCCCTAAAGCTGGAATCACTAAGGTCAAGAGCTGTCCCCATATCGCCACTGATGCCTGCTGCGCCAAATGCGGCAGCCTGCTGACCTGCTACAAGGCGACGACGATCATTGAGCTTTTGCTGCTCATAAGCGTACTGCTCCGCTATCTGCTCCCCCTTCTTTGCCTGTATATCAGCGTTTTGTTCTGCAGCCTGTGCCTGCGCATCGTAATAAGCCTGCTGCGCTTTAGCCTGTTGGTTCGTCGCAGCTATTTGCGATACTCCCTGCAAAGCAGTCAATCCCATCATCATACCTACAGATAAACACATTTATATACCCCCCTCCTCAATCACGAACGGAAGAAACTCTTTTCCGTTCTTTTTTATTTTTATAGGAGCTAAGAACATTGCTCCCAGCCTATCAAGCCACCGTATAGAAGCAGAATTGCCGCTGTAAACATAATTATAAAGCCGTCCATATTCTTTTACCCATTTTGAAATTAAAAGCCTGGCAACGCAAATAAGCAGCTCTTTTTTGAAACTGCTTATCCTTTTTGTCGCCAACATCCAAATCTCTTTACCCTGAACGCCTGGAATTTCAGTTAATCCTACAATACAAAGAATGTTATCTTCCATATCTTTATAAATGTAACAATGATCTGCATTTTCAATACTACCGGCAACAAGCATTATTTCGTCTTCCTCATATGCTTCCAGCTCCTGCCTATCACTATCTCTCAAATCTTTCAGCAGCGCTACAGCAATTCCAATAGCGTTATCAACGTCAGCCAATTCGACCTTATACTTTTTAGCCACCAAAAGTCACCTTCCTCGTTACGCTGAGCAAATTAAACGGATAAGGTTCAGTACTTGTAATACAAAGTCTTCCATCACGATCAAACCCACCTGCCGGTGGAGTTGCCGTTTTATCTCCACTATACAATTTCATATTCTCAGTAACGCTAAATTCATCATAAGCAATAGCATCCTGATTTCCAAATTCAGTACCAACTTCACCGCCGAGAGTATTTTCAATGCGTAAAATCGCCTCTGACACCTGCTTAAACCTGCCCTGCATAGTTCCGTCCTGTAATTGAATTTCAACATTAGGAAGCTCAATATTCATAATATACGGTAGACCTGCAACCGCACGTTTAATTTGTATAGGTAATTCAACAGTACCGTCATCAAGCACTTTATAATTTCTCAATACACGCCCATCACCTAAAACAGTAATATTATTGCCAGCAAGGTGACCAAGCCCTGTTACAATATTAGTCGCCTCATCCATATCATACTTTTTAGCACAATCTAGCATTACATAATCATTCGGAGCATCACCGTCATAGTTATTGTCAAACCGCTCAATATAACGGACAGTTTCTCCATTTACCACACGTTTAACAACAACATATACACTATCCTCATCACCTTCAGGAATATTCACTACAGCTTCAAATTCACCGTCAGTAATAATTCTTGACCATGCATATACTTCCTGTTCTCTTATGTAAGACAGACACGCTATCGTACCATCACTGCGCACAAAGTAAATTATGCTGTCCGGCTCCTGCTTATAAGCAGAATCAGTAATCGAAAGTCCCTTTATAATTTGTCCCGCCAGTATCGTCAATTCCATACCGCCATAGCTGTCGGTTTCAAAACTGTAGCCCATATCCCGCACTGTCGAACCACGTCCCTGTACGAATACAATTCTATTGCCAATTGTAAGCGGCTCACAATTGCTGCAGCCCCTGGTAGTTTGCATCTTCGGTGTGATATTCGTCGGTGTCACGACCTCGCTCCCTGAAACGATCCATTCATTGCCCTGCGTTAAAACAAGCAAATCCACAGACGGAATTAAATGTAAAATATCAAATTGTTTCCTGCTGATAAACGAAGCGGCAATAGCACTATCATCTGTTACTGTACCACTGACCTTTTCTACGCCAAAATTAGGATAATCACCGCTTCTAGACATCCAAACCATATACGGTCTTTTATTATTTCCACCAAAGCAAAGTCTGTCTTGAAAAAAACATACCGTTTTTGGATAACCGAAATTGCTATTCCAAGCCCCAAAAGCATAAGTAGTAGTACTTTCTGTAGAACCAAACGGTTCGTTTACCATAGCTTTAATATTATATTCGTCGATATAACTAACTATTTTAGCTGTGCCGTCTTTAGTATACGGCAGTGCAGTAAGCGTAACAGTCAGATCACCGCTTGTTATAGAAGCTTCTATTCTCAAATAAGTTGTATCTGTTACTGTACCGCTTTCAGTAGCATTAAAATTATTTGTAGCAGAATATTTACGATATTCTTTCCACGTTGTACCATCCTCACTTTTTTGCACTTGAAAACTTCCAGTCCACGTTCCACCGGAAATAACCTTCCAGCTTTCTCCAACGACAACCGCTCCAGTCGTTCCTTTAGCATTGTCTTTCAAATTTAATTCTACCGAGGACGATTCTACCTCATGTGTCAGCCTAATATTACCATCAATCAATCCCTCGTTAAAGATAGGCCTATTGCTTGTAATGGTCACAGTGCCTGTTGTACTGGACGGTGTAACCTTCGGATTATCCTGAAACGCTATAGTAACCCAGCCATTTGCCCCATCTGTCCCTGAAAGATTGTTATCATCATAAGCAACGCCTTTCTTCCCGCCAATGCCACCATTGCCATAATTGATTCCATCACTTCCGTTTTTTGCTCCATGCTCTTCTGAATAAGCCGCAGTAGCTCCTCCACCGCCTTGCGCTACCCAGCCAAAAGCACTACTGCTTCCACCGTTGCCGCCAGCATTACCATAACCGGCTCCATAATGTACGGCTCCGCCTTTTCCTCCGGCTCCTACGGTTACAGGAAAACTATCACCTTCGGTCAAATCCATATCAAAACTGTAAAATCCACCACGGCCGCCAGTCCCGCCAGAGCTTTGTTTATCACTTGCTTTCCTTGCCACACCGCTGCCACCGCCACCAGCACCTGCAACTTCTATTGTGTAGCGGCCATCTTTTGGCACTGTATACGTATAATCACCAGGAGACGTATAAACAGCGCTCTCAACTAAATCCATCATAACCTCATCTTCAAAATAAGCATGAGTAATTTCAAAATCGCCAAACTTCCAGTCCGTTTCGCTGTATCTTGCTAATTGTTTCACCGGATAACTACCGCTCGTAATGTATATAACATCCGCAGACTGAGCAAATCTTAATTTTTCCAAATCAGATTCTGTAAAAGGAGTTACTATCTCTATACCAAGATATTCCCCGTTTCTATGTATTCTGATGTACTGATCCCCTATTTCAAGCAAATAATTAATATCGTCAGTAAAATTAAACCCCGCCAGAATACATCTCTTATCAGCATATTTTGTAGCAATACAGTAAACAGTTCCGCTGCGACGATACACGGGCCCATAAGGGCGAATATAACAATTCTCAGCAGTCAAAAGCGCATACTGATATTTATCCAGATCAACGCGGTTAGCTACCGCATTAGATATCTCTCCTGCAGTAAATGCCGGCTGCAGTACATAAAAAGGATTTGGTCCACTTCCTCTAGCCATAAGTTCACATCCTCGCAGTAAAGTATTTATCAGGGTAGTCCAACTTATCCTGACGTTCAGCGGCCGTAGTATATTTTGCCCTGCTAAGAGCTGCCTGTGCCAGTTGATATTGTGTCTGCTGGATAGTCCCATTGCCATTTAACTGTAAGCAAATATTAAAAGCTAACATCCTCGCCAACGCCTCAACAAAATCAGAACTGAAAAGCTCTGCATCCTCTGCGTCATATGTGTACTCCAAATATGCTTGGTACACATCACATCCTATAGCCTGCGTATTATCACTAATCAAAAACAAATCATACTTATCTTTATCCAAGCTGTTTACAGTCTCTTTCTCATTAAAAATACGTCTTGCACACACACATTTTTCTGGATATGCATATACATACTTCCAATCGGGATTTGAAGCATCCAGTTCTGCAAGCCTAATAATCCTCTTGGCAAAGCCCCAGCTATATTCACGCAATAGACCTTTTCGGCTATGGTGCAAGTTCGTTATTCTCGTCAATAGAAGAAATGCGGCCTTTAGCTAAATAAGCCAAGGCCATATTGCAAATATCTGTATTATTCATCACGGAAACACCTCCATGTTATTTTCCTCTTTATTAAAATAGGGACGCCTTAAAGACGTCCCTAAGTGCTTGTACATAGTCGTCACATGACTACATAGGTGTTATTTAATATTTTCTCTAATAAGCCTAATCAAATCTTGTTTACTGGCATTTGCCGGATATTTAACATCGGCATTATAGAGCTTAGCTCTTAATTCATTGGCCGACATATCTTCGAGCTTTCTACCCGGCATTACAGTATTACCATTACTATCTAAAATCATTTAAAATCCACATCTACAGCGAGCGCCGCAACAATTTTATCGGCAGTTGCATTAGTTGGAGTGCTGGAATCACTAGCTTTGATGCGCAGGTATTCTTTTACTCCCAAAGGCACCTTAGCTCGTACAGGAGCATTGTCGTCCAGAGTAAAGCTTCCCAGCGCTACAGCCTCGCTGAACGCTTCATCATCAGCAGTTTCCAGGGTTAAAACAACACTGCCGCTTTCAAGCTTCGGTCCTACATAAAGCCACATTGGATTTATGCTGTCTCCGCCACCCATAGCGATAATATCGCCAAGAACACCGTCAACTAATTCTGCAGCAGTTTTCTCAAAGAAAATATTTTCCTTATCTAATCTCATTATTTTTCACTCCTCACGCTTCAATTTTAGCTTCGTCTTCACGAATGCAGTCAAGTTTACGTACACGCATACCATCTACATTTAATACTTTAATGCCATTGGCCAGCGTTTCCATTTCAACATGAACGTTATTTTTATCGATCAAGCACAGTTTGAACAGAGTATACATGCTGCGAGAACAGTACATCATAACACTGTCAGGATTTCTCAACCGGTCATGAACGCGAATAACATTCTCAATAATCTTCTGCTTTTGAGCAGAAGTTGCAGATGCAAACTGTGCTGCATCAATATTGCGAATAGCTCCTACAGCTCTATAATCACGAATAGTCAGGCCTACATTCCAAGTCCATTTCGTAATCATAGCTTCAAATTCAGTTCCGTCATCCGCTATTGTAGTTTGTTGTCCAAGATCTTCTTTCTTCAAACCAGCACTACCATTTTTAGGGAACACGCCTGAGCATGTACGTTCTCCCCAATTTACAAAATAAATAGATGTATTTTTGGTACCGCCGCCAGCATTAAGAGTAGTATAGCCTTCAGCCGTCGGATCATCACCATTGCCAAAATAACGATGTCTGATATCGAACCCGTTAAATTCATCCGGAACCTCGCTAAGTCCGCCATAAATAACATCTTTAGCAATACGATCACCAAAGCCGGCTACAAATGCTAGATCCTCGCTATAACGGAAAGCTGCAGGATCATTCTGTAAACGCAAAAGCTCTACATCCATCTTATTACGATTTTCGTATAAAGTAGTCGTATCATTAATCTGTTTTACTCCGCTCTTTTTATAAGGAACACCAGTATTGATACGACGGATAGAAGGTTCAGGAACTTTTGTACGTTGAGTAGTCACGATCCCAGTAGGAAGATTGCCCTCCATAAAAGTCATTTCTTCTAAAATTGGATTAGATTGAGACAATACCTCAATAATATCATCTACATTTCCGGAAGGGTCAAGTCTTCCCCTCCAATCAGCTAAGGTATATGCCAATTGATTTAAAACTGCCATTATTCATTCATCCTCTCTTATTTTAATTTACTAAAATCTGTTTTGTCATAGAATTTTTCAAGGCTGCTTCCCTGTGCGGCAGGAGCGCCAGCGCCTTTACCCGGGTCACTCTCCAAAAACTTTCCGAGCATAGAAAAAGCGCGGATAACTTCAATTCTGTTACCTGCGCCTGTTTCGTTTAACGCCTGCCTGATACCAGGAACCGCTTTCTCTACATGTTCCACCGCAAGACCGCAAAGACTAATGATACTGTCAAACTCTGTCCCAAGTTCTTTCTTTGCAGTCTCACCCCAATTTTGAACTTCTGTATTTCGCTGCTCTATAACAGCATTCATAGCAGCTTCTGCGATGCCTTTACCCCATTCGCCGCCATACTTAACAATAGCGTTAGCCTGCTCATTGTTAAGCCCCATATCCTTAATGACCTCTACGAACTTATCGCTCTCTTCCTGGCTGAACTCAAAGTCATCCATAGCGGAAATAGTTTCTTTAAAGTCATAAGCAATTGGTTCAGCTTCTTCCTGTGGTTGAGTTTCTGCTTTACCACCAAGAAGGGTATCAGCAGACTGTGTCTCCTGTTGAACCTCTTTCTGCTGTTCAACTACTTCAATGCCCTGCGTGTTATCGTTGGCACTCGTGTTAGTTACATCTTCCATTAGTCATCGTCTCCTTCCAATTGTTCGGCAGCAATTTCTTGCGCTTTGATTTGAGTTTTTATATATTCAAGCTCAGCCTTTTGTTTGAGCTCTACTCCAGAAATACCAAGACTCTTAATATCATCGAGAATTAATAAACCGACTTTTCTCATACCCTCGTTATAAAAGGTCTGTGAATTGCCGGTAAAACTATCTATATTGATTTTTGTTTTATCAAGCAATCGCATTAAAAACCAGCGTCCGCTTTCGCTATTTAAGATAGTTGATAGTGCATCCTGATCGCGTTTGCGAAGCTCTCTTTGAAAGAACGCCTGCAATTTAGCTTGCCGGCTATCCGCATCTGTAATACTCTTATACCTCACCTGCGCCGCCTCCCATGCCTAACCAAGCTGCCATAGCTGGGTTACCATCATTTGCAGCCTCAGTCATGTTCTTTGCCGCCTGTGCTGCCGGTGCTGCTGCCTGCATAAGAGCCATTGCTTCCTGCGTCTGTTGCTGCTCTTGTAATGCCTGCTGTTCTTGCTCAATAAGCTTCTTAACATCATCGTCGCTACGTTGCATAGCAGCGGGAGCACCAAGCATTTCAAAGTATTTGGACAGTATTCCTATAGGATCAACCTTCTTGAGCACTTCCGGCCAAGCCTGCGCCATCTGCAGCGTAGTAGCAAGAGCCTGTTCGATATTAACAAGTCCACTCATTTTCTGCGCTTGCGCCAACGGGGAAATATACTCAATTTTAATATCCTCATCGCTTATACGTTCCTGGATCTCAGGTGGTATCGGCGGGAATGCTCCAGACCTTTCGAGGATGTTGTATATCCTAACAATAATCGGCGTTAGGAACTCATCCTGTAACCGTTCGACTACAGGCCCTAGCTGCTGCAACTTTTCCTGTGTGCGTTCCATGACCTCACGTGCCGTCATTTGCCCGTTATCAACACTATCAAGCATCAAAAATAAATCTGCACTATAGTGCCTTTTGATTGCGTCCTCCGTGCGAATGATCTCCTGAGAAGCATGGTCAATATCTAAATTGACCTGGAACAGCGGCTGAACGAACTGCTGTGACTGGTCATCCACAGCTGTCATCCCGCCAGGAATAAGATTAATACCACCGTTGTTCAGCAGCGAAGCCGGTCCTTTCATTGGAGGTTTAACCCCAATCTCAATAGCTGTAAGTAAATCTTTTTTCATAGTCTGAAGTGCTTTACTATCGCCTTCAGCGAACCAACCTGGCCCTTTAGCGTACGGTTCAAGCCCGTTTACAAGATACCTTGCAACTGGTATGGCCCATTCTTCAAACCCCCCAACGTATAAGAATTCATTATCCTGCGATTTATCAAGCCAATACACAGACCTATAAGGCATATTCAACCTATCCATATATCCTGGCAGGCGTTTGTCATTTGGTTCAACAAGCCAATTGACAGTATGCTTTTTATCAAGTCCAGTACCATTAGTCGCTTGCTGCTGCAAATGTTGAGGCAGGCTTTCCTGTCCAAAACAATCAACTATCTGTGCTAATGACATTTCATATTTTCGAGCGAATGTCTGCACCTTGCCAAAGCCGTCTACACCAAGAGCATAAGTCCCAATAGTCATAGGTACACATCTAATACCCGTACTCGGGTCATAAAAAATTGCCATTGGGCATTGTCCAAATGGCAACTCAAGATACACCGAATGTATGCTATTGTAAAAATTACTCTTTGAAAGCACCGCAGATACTATTTCTTGCCTGATATCCAACACTCTCGTGGCTTCAATATCACCACTCATCGCACTATTGCTAAACCCTAATTTGAACCACTGACGACTAGGAGGGGTTAAACCGCTCATTACGCCTGCAGCAAATACTTGTGCGGCCAACCATGCAACGCCCTGAGCAATTTCCAGATCACGTCTGCGGGCAGGATTAGTTTTATCTGCCGTATTATCGAATTCGCCTATAAACGGCAACTGATAATCTCTAATCGCTTTCCAACGAATTTCATAATCAAGTCTTTTTTCATAAAGATCTCTCATCTTTCTAATCAGTTTTCTTTTCTCTGGCCAGTGGCTTTTTAAAGACGGCCCATCTGCTGGGTGTGTTTCTGCCGGCGCTCGTGCTGCTATAGTTTCAATTTCTTTTTGCTTTAATTTAGCTTTAGCCATTTCAATACCCCTAACCTAAAGTCTTTCTGCCAGTAGCGTTGCCTGCAATAGTATTGCGATCAGACGACACTTGCGTAGAAGCAAAACCACGCCTTTTATTTTTCTTTGCCGGATCTGTTTCTGTTCCTGTCTCTGTACTGGTTACCGTAGTAGGCGCCGGAGGCGTTTCAACAACTTCTGGCATTCTAATGCTACCGCCGCCAAATACTTTTTTAAAAATTCCCATACTATCACTCCTTAAAATATCGAATAATCTGTATTGCACATCATCTTACGGCCATACCCAGGATCACCAGGCTTCAATCTCGGATAAACAGGCCTTGCAAAAGTCAAAGCAAGGCCATCTGCAAGATCGGGGCTTTTACCTATCTTTTCCTTAATTTCTTCTTTAGGCTGCAAAATGATTTTGCCATGTTTACTAAACTTATACTCTACAATACTAAGCTCGCTTTTTAATTCCGGCATATCAGGTATAGCACCACCAGACTTGAGCCATTCAAGCATCTTAAAATACATCTCGGCACGGATATTTTCAAAACGCTGTTCATGCAGTGCATTGCCCTGAAAGTAGACCTCACTGATATTGTTGTACCCCAACTGCTTAATTCGATCTATAACTCCAGCACCCATGACTCCGGCGTCAATAAAAGTCATATCGGCCTTATATCTGATCATCGCATCAATAACTCTTGCCGCCATATCCATAGTGTCCAGGCCTTTGTAAACTAAAGGCTCATCTACCCACAGTCCCTGTCGCTTAAAAATAGTAGATCTGTCATCACCATATCTGGCTACATCAACACCAAGAATAACTGGAGCACCCTGCACATCTTTTTCTGTAAGCAGTCTGTGTGCTGCCTCCGTAACCAAATCAATAGGAATAACAACATTACTAGCCGATGCAGTAAAATCACAATAAAGCTCCTGACGTATTTCTATATCCGTCATATCTTCCATCATAGATTTAAGTTCTGCTTCGTCCAGTACACCGCTTTCATCAGCTCTATAAAGACAGGTAAACCATTCCTCGCTGCGTTGAGCTCTTTGGTATATCTCATAAAACTGATTCTGTCCTTTAGGCGTTCCGATGAAATATGCGAACCCCTTACGATCAGCTAATGCCGGCCGTATTACTTCGCCCCATAATTCAGGCTTTATTTGAGCGTATTCATCAAGGACAACGCCGTCCCAGTAAGTACCGCGAAGGGCATCAGGCTTATCTGCGCCTATAATATATATCCTTGCCCCAACAGCATTTTTATGCTTCGACGGCAGTTCTATAAACAGATCGCTTTCATTGACCTTTCTTCCTGGAATTGCGCTTGTGTAATATTTCAAGTAGTTCCAGGCAATCATCTTAGCTTGGTTTCTAAACGGTGCCACGTATGCGAACTGAGGACTTATAAGCGTATTCTTAATGGCGCTCTTACTCAATTCGTTTATCATTCCTACGGTCTTGCCATAACGTCTGTGCGCTACTATAACAGCAAAACGATATTTATCAAGCGCAGGATGAATTACATCTTTCCAAAGAGGTCTTGGTTTGTATGGTATAGTTATTACTTTCAACCGTCATCACCAGCCCAGCGAAATGTAATAGGTTCTCCATCTTTACCGCTGACTTCACGTTTTTCAACAAACGCTGCTATTGATTTTCCGTATAGCTCAGATGCTTTAAGCCTATTATTCATACGCTCTTCTTTATCGTCTATCACTTCTAGCCAGAACTTCCTTAATTTGCTAAGTTCATCTATAATATCCTTCTGTTCATCTGCAATTTTTTCTTCAGTAACAGTTTGAAGCTCTGCTACCCTGTCAACAATGTGCGCCTTTGTTAACAGCCTTGACGCAGCCTGCCTAGCACTTTTCGCTGAATATCCTGCATCTATGGCTGCCTGCTCTTGCGTTTTACCACCTACAGCCATAAGCCGACAAAACTTCTCCTGCCTTGGATCTTTTAATGCAGCCATATCTCCTTCACCACCTTTGCAAATACAAAAGCACCTAACCGAAGTTAAGTGCCTTTAGTTATTCTTATGTTATTTTAGAGTAATCGCTTCAACAAACGGGCAACCAGGCGACCGCCTTTTTTTATCATTTACATCAACAGGCCAATCTGTTAAAATACATCTTTCGCAATTTTCTCTTGGCGGAACATCTGCTTCGAAAAATGCTCGCAGATCACATTCCCCACAATTATTTGGCATTTTTCTTCCATGAATTGCTACAACAATATCTTTTTGTGGCATATCCACGCCTTTTAGGTCAATCCCTTCAATCTCTGCTCTTAACTCTAAGTAGTAAAGGTACTGCCCCATATGCGATTTTTGTTTTTTCAGCAATTCAATATCACAAGTAGGCGTAAAGTTTAAAGTACCTGCTTCATATTTGATTACCATATCATGTAGTTTTTCGTATCTAAGTTGGTTTTGCCAGTACTCAGCTTTAAACCTATCTTTGTAATCCGCACTATTCATTAATTCAACTGTATCTTTTAATTCCATTTCGGTTTTTCTCATAATTACACTTCCTTATTTTTATGCTAAATTAAGCCGCTGTATTACCCCAACGGCAGGGCAGTGTCCAAGCGCTAAGCTTGAACGTTTCCCCAAGCTTGTTGTAAGCCTACTTACTTATAATACTATTTTAACTCATCAGAACAGGTAATTTGTCGGATACATTTTTAATTCTCAATAATTTTTTTTCGATTGCTAAAACGACAGCATCGTTTAAAAACTCTTCACGAAGCTCGTAGTAAGTATCTCTATTCATACCTTTTAGTCCAGCAATTACTCCTGGCGACTTATTATATTCATAACGCTGGAACATAGCATCTCCTGCTGCTTGTTTCTCATGAACCTTATACGTCTCAGCTATTACTTCAAGCCATGCTTCAGGATTTATTACTATAGTTTGATAAGGACCTTGTCCCCACGAAATCATCTTGATTGGTTCAATATTCTTTAGTGCAGATGTTTCTGTTGGATTACTGATAAAAGCATGACTTCCACCCCCAGTATGCCCTTTCTTTGCAGTACGCTGCTCTCTTTCATCATCAACAGCTTTCTGAATATATTTCCTATTCAAAAAATACCACTCTGTATGCTTTCGTAACAGTTCTATTAGCATATCAGTCTCCTTCTAGCTTT